TGGTGAAGTTGCAGAATACCGTGGTTTGAAATCATTCTACAACTTGAAAAAATAAAACGTTGATTTAACAACGTTTCTGAGGGCTCTAGGTTAAACCTAGAGTTCTTTTTTTCTACCCAAGGGGCAAGGAAGGGGCAAGATTATTCGTAATGATATTATCTAAAACATTGACCGCTTGATCCTTCATGTTCCTTGTGACATGGGTATAGATGCTAGTAGTGACTTCCGAATCTGCATGACCCACCCTGTCCATGATAGTTTTTAGTGGCACGTTGTTTTCAGCTAGTATGCTTATTGTGGTGTGTCTAAAGATGTGAGGGGATAGATGCTTGTCGATAGGTGTTTTCAGTCTGGTGTTAGCTCGTTGGAGTGATGCACTTAGGATTGTGCTGTGGATAGGCTTGCCAGTGTTGGTCGTGAAGATTTTATCGCTATGATGCCAATCTGGATTGGTTGATTCGCTTAACTCTTTCAATTCTAGTATCTGGTCAATGATTTCCATCTCTCGATTAGTGAGGTAGGTAGTTCGGTAACTGGCGACTGTTTTTGTTCCCTCGTTTTCTGGAATGTATCTGTTGAATGAGGTGTGGATATCCAAAGAGCGTGTCTCTTTGTGGTAATCTGAAACAGTCAGACCAGCCAGTTCACCAATACGGCAACCATTCAAGAGCATAAACTCACACGCTAGAGCGTATCTCAGTGTTATATCCTTTCGGTAGAGTTCTTTCAATAAGCGACTGTATTCGTCTGGTTCTAAGTACTTATTCTTGGCAGCTTGCTGTTTCTCAAGTTTATTGGTCTTCTTTGGCAGTCGGGCTTTTCGTGATGGGTTATCGGTTATAAGTTGTTGATCCATAGCGTAATCGAAGAATGTATTTAGTACGGTCTTGGCACGATATTTTTGTGAATCTGTCCAGTCTTCGGTGTCTAGTAAGGATTGGATAAGTCTGACATTGATATTTGACAGGATAGTTCCTTGTTCAATAGCGTCAGATATTCGCTTAACGGATGCTGCAAGGCTCTTGATTGAGCTTAACTTAATCTGCTTTTGGTGGAACTCCCACCACTCATTGAAAGCATTATGGAATGATACATTGGTAGTGTTTGATGATTCTATTTTCTGGGCTATCTTATCATCCAGTAAGCGTTGAGCTTCTTTCTTTGCTCGATTTGACCCACTGTTAAGCGTTACAGATACCCGTTTCCATTTTTCAGTGTAAGTGTCCTTGTATCTTTCGAAATATTTATATTTTCCGTTCGGTAATTCTTCTACCCACATTGTATTTACCTCACTTTTTTGATAAAATGGGTACAGAAAAGGACATGTAAGGCTGTTTTCCAGTTTACACGTTTTTTCTGTGGTGCTAGCTCTACACTCTAAGTTTGGCGACGGTGAGTGTAGGGCTTTTTTTATTGTGATAATAATTTAGTTTTCTGTGCTTGAAATTCTTCCTCAGTGAGTACGCCGTTATCAACTAACGATTTCAGCTTAATCAATTCGTCAGCAATTAAATTCTGCGATAGCGGTTGACTGGTCTGGCTAACCTCTATCTGTGGTCTATACAGACTTTGTTTGTATGTTTCTGACGCACGTTTAATCTTGTCAGATAGAACTGGTACGGCTATTTTTGGGATGTTCTTGATATGTGCCCAAGATACGCCATTCATCACTGAGATTTCACCTAAGAGAACCCCGCTTTTAGACGATACGCCATTGACCATATCAAGAGGAATTTCAGAAGTCTGGACGCCGTAAATCATCCCCTTATCAACAAACATAATGCGTTTTTGAGTTAAAACGATTAAGACAGTGTTGCCGTCATAAAATCCAGAAGCGGCATATTGTATAACCTCGTCGTCTGATAGCAATTGCGGTAGGTAGTTGACCTCTTTTCGAGTACCGAACATCTTAGGGACGCCCGCCTGCATTAATTGAGTTTGGACTGTTAATAAATTCATAAGGTTACCTCATCATTTTTAGAAATTCATTTTTTACAAAAGTCTCATCGCAAATCGTGGTGAGATTATATTTGTTCATAAAACGGACGTAATTAAAATCGTCCAGGGATTCGTTTTCGAGCAATCCACGGATCATGTCTCTATTGGCGTGAGCTTCGTATTTCTCACGCAAACGCTCATAGTCTTTAGAATTGTGCTCTAGATGGCCCAACTCATGCAGAATTACCTTTAAACGTATTTCTGGGGCTAAATCCTTATTGATATAAACCACCCTGTTTATTGGGTCGAGAAAGCCGTTTCGTGGCCACTCGTTAGAGCTAAACTCGCAGATAGAGACATTGAACTGCTCAAGCAATTCTTTCTCCATACGTTTATTTCTCCTTGCTACTCATATAGCCGGCAATTATGCCACGGATAGCCCGCTTATCATCCTCGGACAACGGTTTCCCGTCGAACATCATTGCATTAGCTATGATTTCGTCAATGTCATGAGCGTTGGTTGGTTGCGGTTCGTCCGTAACACCCCATTCAGCGAGCGTGTCCGGTGAAATTCCCAACAAATGACAGATTTTAAAGACATTTTCAGCTTTTGCGTTCATGATACCACGTTCTAAAATAGAGCGAACAGTAGTATAAGAGATGCCGCTTTCTGTTGCAAAAGCTCTTACATTCCCGTATTTAGCTATAATCAGTTCCTTAATTCTTTCCTCGGCCTGCATTTTTTGTAACCCTCATTTCTCTTTCTTCCTATATATTACCACAGAAAATTGAGTGGGTAAATAAAAAAAGTAAAAAAAATCGTATTTTTCTGTTGACAGTGTACGAAAATTAGTATATACTTAAATCAAGCTTAAGGAAGGAGGACACAAATGAAAAACATCGAAGAAATTCGTAAGAATAAAGGTGTCGCATTAGTAGACATCGCCGACCTACTGGGTGTTGATTCCCGCACGGTTCGTAGCAAAATCGATGGTGTATCTGATTTCAAGTTTGGCGAGACAGTGGCTATCAAGAAAGCATTCTTCCCAGAATATGAATTAGAATACCTATTCAGCGAACGTGCTGAAGCCTAAATTTTTTTAACCTAAATATACGAAATTTCGTATAGATTAGAAGAAAAAGTGAAGATTTCAGCTCCGTAGTTAAAACTACACAGCAAATCCAGAAAGGAACAAGATGAACGAAGACTTTACAAGTGTAGTTGGAACTACGCTTGTAAATATAGAAAGGAGCAAAAATGAATGAATTGATCAACATAACACTGAACGAAAATCATGAGCCGGTTGTTTCTGGTAGACAGCTACATGAAACACTAGGAGTTAAGACGGCATATAAAGATTGGTTTCCAAGAATGACCGAGTATGGTTTTGTGGAGGGCGAAGATTTCAACCCGCTCAAAATTGAGCAAGTTCGGCAAGAAGGAGCGAGGAAGGTCAAGAGACAAATCGAAGACCACGTCTTAAAGCTAGACATGGCGAAAGAAATCGCAATGATTCAACGAACAGACAAAGGCAAGGAAGTCCGAACTTACTTTATCCAAGTAGAAAAGGATTTCAATAGCCCAGAAAAAATCATGGCCAGGGCATTGCTCATGGCTGACAAGAAAGTCCATAAGCTAGAAGCACAGATTGAAGCTGACCGTCCTAAGGTGCTGTTTGCTGATGCAGTAAGTGCTAGCAAGTCATCTTGTCTAATTGGTGAGCTGGCTAAAATCCTGAAACAGAACGGGATTGATATTGGTCAAAACAAGCTCTTTCAGTGGCTACGCTCTAACGGTTATCTAATTAGTCGCCGTGGGGATTCTTGGAATCAACCAACGCAAAAGAGCATGGATTTAAAGCTGTTTGAGTTGAAAAAGACAAATATCAATCACGCTGACGGACATACAACTACCAACACGACAACTAAGGTTACTGGCAAGGGTCAACAGTATTTCATTAACAAATTTCTTAACCAAGAACGCTTAACAGTTTAGATCAGAAAGGACTACCAATGGAAATCACATATAAACCAGTCGGTATCAACGAGACGGCTGAGTGGGGAGACTATGATCACCTCATGCAGAGGTGGGAAGGTCTAGGGAAGTCGATGGCAAAGAACCTCATTCGAGAAATGAGGGACAACAAAGACTTCCAAAACTACGTATTCAACCCGACACACAAGTTAGTTTTCATAAACTATGAAGGTTTCAAGTCCTTCATCGAATGGAAAACCAGAAACAGATTCAAATAGCAATACATCCCTAGCCGTAACAGTGAGCTAGTGAGGAGATATAAAAGCAATACCTACCTGAAACTACAACGATTTGATATTCATAATTGTCTCCTTAAATATATATAAATCTATGAAAAATCCTCACTAGTTCTCTAGTGCGGGTAGGGATAAGAAAGGGAAAAAATATGAGAAACCTAAAAACAAATAAAGGCATGGTTAGCTTTTTCAAAAGCTTTGGCATCAAAAAAGCCTTTCTAACAGACGACATCCGTTTTGACAGAAATGGTGCTCATCACATCGGGGTTGACGTCATCATGAAAGATGGTGCATGTTTCGGAGTGTTCAGCAACGGTGAAATTTTAAATTAAAGGAGAAACAACATGAAAATTTTTAACTGGATTTGGAGCAAGAAGCAAGAACAAGTAGAAGTCTATGAAGTTCGCCCACACAGAATGCTCGACGAAAAGGTCCGAGAGTTCAACGCTGACCACGGATTGCCATTAGATCAATTAGTGGGGTGATAACTTGAAACATCTACTAAAATTCTTGTTCGGTAAAAAGAAACCAAAACAAAAAGATTATTTCTTTGAAGTTGTCGAAACTGAAGAAGAAAAACAAGAACGACTAAAACAGAAATATCTTAAAAAATAATATTACCATCTTCAATCCGTAGCCACGGCCTACCGTGGAGTGTAACTTATACCCATAATTCCCCAAAATTATACTAAATTACTTTTTTCCTAATATTCCCATTTTACAGTCTAATAAAACATTGAAACATGACACGGTGGGCGTTGGGTGCGGGTTGAAGCACTAAAAAAAGCACAGGTAAGGGCCTGTGCAAGAAATAACATCTATAAGGAGTATACCATGAAAACACTCAACACTCAAACAGTAGCTAAACCAGGATTCACAAAAAGCAAAACATTCGGACTTTGCGGCACACTTGCTCTTGCTACTGCATTGCTAATCGGTGCTGGTCAAGTATCAGCCGATGAAACCACTCAACCAGTGGCGGACACACAACCAGCGGCTGCTAATGTGTACACTGCTGACAACGCTGGCAATGTGACAGTGACACCTAGCGAAACAGTGGCACCAGTATCGGAAACGCCAGTATTTACTCCACCAGCCCCTGTAGAATCTCAACCGATTGCAGAAGCACCAGCCGTTACAGAGAGTGCTCCGGTAGCGACTACCGAAACTGCTCCAGCGACTACAGTCACTAAACAAGGTGACACAATCAACGTTGAAAACCCAAACGTTGAGGTTACTTTCCCGAACGGTAACGGAAAGTATAGCCCGTTCGAGGTTGAGTATAAAGACATTAAAATCCCGGATGATGTTCCGGTGAATGAGGGGGACAAAGTTACTTTTGACTTGCCCGAAGAAGTGAAATTCCAAACCTCTTACGAGTTTGATGTGCACAATCCAGATAAAGCAGTGGTTGGGAAAGCTACAGCGGATGCTACCACTAACAAGGTGACAACTGTATTCAATGACTATTTCAAATCACACCCTTTGAATAAGATCATGAACTTGAAACTAGATGCAAGTTGGACAGATAAAGTTGTATCTGGCAAGCCAGTAAATGTCAACTTTAACGGTACTGTGGTAACAGCTAATATTGGTTCAGAGCAAGTCATTGGCAATGATGAATTGATTGCTAAATGGGGGTTCCAAGACAAAGAAGACCCTACAGTGATCAATTGGACAGCACGAGTTAACTATGCAAAGAAGGTACTTAACTATGTGACTATCGTTGATGAAATGTCAGAAAATCAAAAGTTAGTTGATAACTACTTTGAAATTAAGAACATTGAAAGTGTAGATCCTTGGATTGACAAAGGTTCAGCTATGGACTTAGTTAAGTCTATTTCAAAATCTGAACATGGATTTGAAATCAAAATGGACCGTTTAGACCACATGGTTTACTTGTACTACAAGACTAAACTTGTAAATGCTGTAAAAGATAGCACCAACCCTACTAACAAGATTGAGCTAAAAGCTGAATCAGACGGTGCCGTCTCATATACGAAGATTCAACTAGTCGGTGGTAAAGGTGATGCCAGCGGCGAGAACAAACCGGAGCCAACGTTTGAAATTCCTCGTGAAGCTCCAAAAGTTGACATCCCGGAATTTGAAGGCGGCGTAGTACCAAACGATGCCCCGGTTTACGATAAGCCTTCAATTGATATCAACGATATCCCACTCATGCCACCAGCACCAGTCGTAGAGATTCCTGAATGGCATGGCGGAACTACTCCATTCGATGCACCTAGCATTGATAAGCCAGAATGGTCTGGAGGTGTCGTACCATTTGATGCACCAGTTTTGGACTTGCCAGAATTGGAAATTCCAGTAGAGCCAGAAAAACCAACACCAGAAAAAGCCCCTAAAACGAGCGTTGATAAAAAAGCGGCACAATCTGTCGCAGTATCTTACAACCTCGCACCAGTGAGCAAAGAGACACCAAAAACAGCCGTTTATGGTGGTACTCTACCAAGTACCGGCGAGAAAGAGGGCATCGCTAGCACTTTTGGATTGGTAGTCATTGCTGCCGGCATTACTGGACTTACTCTTGGATTTAAAAAACACAACGAAGAAAAAGGGGAATGATCATGAAAGAAAACAACAAACAAGTCGTATTTTACAGCGCTAAAAAAGATGCGTTTCTTGGAAAATACAAAGACAGAGGGAGTCTAGCATTTGAAGCGGGATTCAGCGAAGATTTAGAAAATGCTCTATCTATGCCGCTTGAGTCGTATGAAGACCAAAAAGACGAGCTCGACAAGCTTGCTGAACTGTTTGGCTGCGAAGTGCTTAATGTGGAAGTTGAGTACAACGTAACTAAACTTGACGGTTCGGACTTCGAACGCACAGAACGTAAAGAAGTTACAAGAGACGAAATCAAAGCATTTTTGAGAAAAATAATTAATTAGTTAATAGCAGTGGTGGGAGGGTAGGCATTAAATATGGCAGACAATCAAAAATACTATTACGTAGGAGGTAAAAATGGGAAACCGTAGAATGATAAGTAAAACTGTCACTCAAACACATCGATTCTTACGTTTGCCCCTCGAAGCACAAGCTCTTTATTTTCACCTCATCCAAAATTGCGACGATGATGGGGTGGTGGAAGCATTCCCAATTCTCAGAATGATAGGAGCTAACGAGGATAACTTAGGACTTCTAGTTATCAAGCAATTCGTAAAACCTCTTAACGATGAAATGGTCTATTTCGTGGTCGATTTCCACGAACAGAACACTGTCAGAAAAGACAGATATATACCTAGCATTTACAAAGAATTGCTAGACGAAACTACCGATGAAACCACTGGTAAACCACTGGTAAACCAAACGGCAACCACTGGTTTACCCAATATAAGTAAAGATAATGAAAGTAAATCTAATTTAAGTAAATCTAACAGTAGAGAGGATGAAACATCAGAAATTAGTCAATTTTCTTCTTCTGCTGCTGATGAACAATCAGATTTTAATATTTTCAGACATTATCAAGAACGAATCGGACCTATTGACGGATACCAAATGGAAAAACTAAAAGGCTATATCGATTTCGATAAGTTAGAAATCATGTTGGTCAAACGTGCCATAGATAGAGCCGCTGATAACTCAAAACGCTCATTTGGATATGTCAACTCTATCTTAAAAGCTTGGGCACAAAACGGGATTCATACCGTTGCCCAGCAAGATGAAGAACAACGTCAATTTGACAGTCGTAAAAGTTTTGATGACCAACCAGTTAAATTTGGCCCAGCTTGTAGCAAATACTAGAGGTGATGTTTATGAGTTTAGAGCAAACAGCCAAGCAAATGCGCAAGCAGTATATGACGGTTAGCGATAAATACTGTGACAAGCACCAAAGGCACTATGTCATGATTCAGTTTCCAAATAGCGAACCATACACAGTGTGTGAGCTTTGCCATAGGGAAGAGCAAGAGCGATTGAACGCCACTAAGGCACAAGAACAGTATGAGCGTGAGCAAGAACAGAAACGCTTGTACTTTCTCAAGGATTTCAGCTTGCTGGATGATGATTTAAAAACTGCTAGCTTTGACAATTACAAGGCAGTAACCAGAGAGCAGAAAGAAGACTTGAAGAATGTTAGAAGTCAACTTAAAGGCTATCTGGACGGTCAAGACTACAACATTGTTTTGATTGGTGATACTGGGGTTGGCAAAAGCCACCTAGCATATTCAGCACTTAAAGCCTTGTCTGATCACACGAAAAAGATGGGGTTATTCATCAACGTGGTTGACCTGTTAGCAAAAATCAAAGAGGATTTCAGTCTTGAAGCTGAATATATCAGACGGATTTCGGAAGCTGAATGGCTAGTGCTCGATGATTTAGGGACTGAAAAAGTGACAGAGTGGTCTAACGGTATTTTGTACAGTATTTTGAACAAGCGTACCAAAACTATCATTACCACTAACCTAAGTCCACGGGACATTAGGGGCACTTATGGAAAGCGTGTCTATTCTCGAGTTTTCAAGAAGACAGGACTTGGAACGACAAATGAACATGTTTATCAATTCAAAACGCAACAAGACAAGAGGATGATGCTTTGACAGAGACAGAAGTAAAACTAAAGCTCTTTGAAGACTACGAGCGTATTCATGGCCTTGTATTCTCACAAGAGCATAAGCAGAAAATGATGGATGATTTAGATTTGTATTCATTCATCGAGAAAATTAATGAATATATGTATTTCGCTAAGAAATCAACGCAGATTTTTAGCACACACTAGAAAGCCCAAAGGGGGACAAAAACATGACAAATCAACTACAAACACAAAACAAAAGGGATATTTCAACAGATACAAGCGCTTGGACGTTTCAAGATATTAAACGCTACTACGACCCACAAGATTTGTTGACAGAAAAACAAGTTGGGCAAGCTTTATCGCTGATTAAAGGTCGTAACCTCAACCCATTGCTAAACGAGGTCTATATCGTAGCTTACAAAAAGAAAAATGGTGGGGCTGAATTTAGCTTAATTGTCTCAAAAGAAGCATTCTTGAAGCGTGCAGCACAAAACCCAAACTATGAAGGCTTTGAAGCCGGAGTGGTAGTTGTTGACGATTCTGGTGATATGGTAGAGCGGAAAGGGGCGCTGCTGCTACCTAACGACACGCTCGTCGGTGGCTGGGCAAGAGTTTACCGCAAGAATTTCAAGGTTCCTGTAGAGGTTTTCGTTAGTCGTGAAGAATACGATAAAAAGCAAAGCACTTGGAACGCTATGCCAGCTACCATGATTAGAAAAACCGCTCTTGTCAATGCCTTACGTGAAGCTTTCCCAGAGGATTTAGGAAATATGTACACTGAGGATGACGGCGGTGAAACATTCGACAGAATCAAGGATGTAACGCCACAAGAGACACAAGAGGATGTTAGAGCTCGTAAGCTGGCGCAAATCGAACAAATGAAGCAAGAACAAACGCATTTCCAACAAACAAGTGAAAGCAATTCTCAACCGGTTGCTAATTCACAAAACGAGCCAGTTCAAGGCGAACTTCTCGACTATTAACGAGGTGTGAACAATGCAAGAATTACAAGTTAATATTGAACAAGCTAAAGTTGAAATTGTAGGGCAAGAGGTTTTTGAAAAAGGCATTGCTGATGTAGTTGCTAAGTATCAAAATTACACAGTCACCGCTGGCACTATCAAAGACGACAAGAAAGTCTTGGCTGAATTACGAAAATTAACCAAGCAAATTTCAGACGAACGTATCAAAATCAAGAACGAGTTATCAAAACCAGCGACGGATTTTGAAAAATATATCAAGGAAACAGAGAAACCTCTTAAAAACATTATCAACCAAATCGCAAATGATGTGAAAGAGTTCGAAAATCATCAAAAAGCACTGAGATTGGACACTATTAAAAGCTATTTAGCTAACAAAGCCAGCGACTATATGATTGACCCTCGCATTTTTGATGGAAAAGCAACGGAATACATCAAAAATGGCGATTTTATGGCGGACGGTGTAACTCTTAAAAAAGCGACTATGAAGGCATTAGACGACATGGTTACTTTTGAATATCAAAAACAAGAGGAATTTAAAAAAGCCACCCAATCCATATCCGGACTTTGTTCAGAGTACGGAATGACTGACCAACCGTATATCCGCATGCTTCAAAATCTGACATTGGCAGAGGTGTTAGATCAGATTCGTTCAGACCATGCTTTTGAATTACAAAAGCAAGAAGCTGAACGCCAAAGACAAGAACAAGAAGCACTGCGACAAGCTGAATTACAAAAGCAAAAAGAAAAAATAGTAGAAACAACACCAACGGCATTAGTTGTTGATTCAGAAACAGGCGAAATTATCGAAAACACGCCAACAATTGAAGAAGCTAACATTCCAGAACCAAAACGTTATCGCCAAAAAATGACACTTGAAGTCTACTTTGAAGATTCAGACGACAAAGACAGATTCAAGCGCCTGCTTAGCGAAAACGGATGGGAATACAAACAAAACTACACCGTCAGCGGCTATCAAAACATAGCTAGTGTGAGTGAAGAAGAACTGAAAACACATTTAAGTTAATGTCAGATTCAAAGATCTAAAGAACCAAAAAAATTCTAGGAGAAAATCAATGATCAATAATGTCGTGCTGGTTGGAAGAACAACCAAAGACCCAGAGCTACGCTATACGCCTAGCAATGTCGCAGTAGCTACGTTTAGCCTTGCCGTTAACCGTAACTTCAAGGACGCTAACGGCGAGCGTGAAACAGACTTTATTAACTGTGTTATCTGGCGTCAGCAAGCTGAGAATTTGGCTAACTGGGCTAAAAAAGGCGCATTGATTGGCATTACTGGACGCATTCAGACTCGTAGCTACGAGAATCAGCAAGGTCAAAGAGTGTATGTAACCGAGGTAGTCGCTGAGAACTTCCAAATGCTAGAAAGCCGTGCAGCGCGTGAAGGTAGCAACGCTACTCAAGGCAATACATCGGGAGCATTTGGCAATGATAGCGGCTATGCAGGGCCTTATGGGCAGCAAGCACCACAACAACAAGGGCCAAACTTTGCGAGGGATAGCAGCCCATACGGAAACGCAAACCCAATGGATATCACTAGTGATGATTTACCTTTCTAATTTGGTGAAAACATGAAAATGATTTTAAACATCGAGCCTAAACCACAAACAAGGCCACGATTTAGCAAATTCGGAACTTATGAAGACCCTAAAATGAAAGCATGGCGCCGTCAATGTTCGCAACTTATTGAGCAAGAATATGACGGGCAATTCTTTGACGGCCCGATTTCAGTAGATGTCGTTTTTTACATGAAAGCCCCGCTTAATGTCTCGAAAAAGCCCACGCCAAAAGCAAGAGCTAAAACGTGGGACACATTCAAGCGGTTCATGGCTGAAACACTTTGGCATGCGAAAACTCCAGACGTTGATAATCTGGTCAAAGCGCTCTTTGACAGCATCTCAAAGGCTGGTTACAACAAAGTTGATAAGAAGGGTATCGTCTGGACGGATGACAGTATTGTTTGCGATTTAAGAGCTCGTAAAAAGTACAGTCCTAACCCACGCATTGAATTTGAAATCAAGGAGCTTGAATGAATAGCAAATATAAAGATAAGTTGGTTGGTGTGTATGCACCGGGCAACTATGGGCATACAAGCGTATTAGATCAGACACAAGCATTCTCAAGATGGTTTTGGTCTAATCACGAAGATATGGAATTTATCAGCGCCAAGCTAGGAATCAACGCAAAGAAACTCAATCGTATCTTAACGCTGGAGCAGTTGCCGGATGAGGAATTACTGAAAGGAATGATGGAGCTATGCAATGGCTAAGGCGATTTATAGCAAAGAATCCAGCAAAGGTTTTCAGAGAAGGACCGGAACCAATAACTATGGGGGTTAGAAATATGAAACGGAAAGTAAAGATATTTAGCGACAGTGACACATATAAAGGTTTGGATGAAACAATAAACAAATGGGTTGAAAAAAACGGTGTTGAATTACTAGATGTCAGAGTTACTTATGACCAAAATAAGGAGTATGGCTTCATGGTAGCTACTGCAACAGTGATCTACGCAGATAGAAGCGAGGTGTGACATGAAATATAAGGTTATTGTCTATTATGACGATATGGAAGACAGTGAACATATTTTTAACAACAAAAATGACGCTATCAACGAGCTACATCGATTGAGAGGTGTAAAATACCGCAATTCGAAGAAGTATACAGTGGAGCTAGAAGAGGTGTAAGCATGATGGATAGACAAGAAGTAATACAAGCACTATCGAAGATAGGTAAGATTTCAGTATCTTACGCAGAAGACCTATACGATTCATTCTTCCCGAAACCAGTCGTTCCGCAATGTGTGGCGGATTGGATTAAGTATTGTAAATTTACTAACGTTAATCTGGGTCGGGCTTTATTTATTAGTGATATAGATTTTTACAATTATAAAGGTCAAGAAGATTGTTCAAAACTAAAAGAATTTCTAGGAACAGAGACAAACCAAGAAATTTTCGCTAGAGCATGGCTTGATGGCTACGAGGTCGAGAGCGAGCCTAGATATACGGTTGAGTTTAAAGGGATTGACGACAATTACAAGTTTTTGAACTATGGTACATCTTTTAAAGACTGGACTTTTGATGATGGTGAAGGCGCGAAGGGGGTAAGAGTAGCCCACACCCGCAAAGAGCTAGAAGAAGCTGATTTTGGCTGGGTATTCGATTGCCCAGGCGTTGAAGTGAAAGAGGTAACGGATGAATAATCTTAAACAGTTACGGAAATCAAGGGGAATGACAAGAGTGGAGTTAGCCGAAAAAATTAGGGTTACAAAATTGACCATCCTTAATTGGGAACATGGCACCCATGAAATCAAAGGAAGTAACGCTAAAAAGTTAGCTGACTACTTCGATGTATCAATCCCTTACTTACTTGGTTACGGTACTGATAACACATTCTCAGATTTAATTAATAAAATCAACCACTGGGCAGACGAACGCAACTTAAAACAAGCTGACCCTAAAATTCAGTGGATGCGAATCACGGAGGAGGTCGGAGAAATTCGAGACGTACTCTTGAAACCGACGAAATTCACTGAACCACAAGCTGCACTGAAAGATGCAATCGGTGACACGCTGGTAACGATTATTGTGCTAGCACATCAATTAGACCTCGATGTTACTGAGTGTCTAAGCATTGCTTATGAGGAAATCAAGAACAGAAAAGGAAAGATGGTAAATGGAACGTTTGTTAAAGAAGACGATTTATAATGACCTAGCTATTGCTACCGTGTTACTTATGGTGTCGCTAGCGATTAACGTGACTACTGTTCTGCGAGTGGTTAATAGACCTATCGAGACAGTAGTTATCCATAAAGCCGATAATGCAGTGGAGCTACACGGCAAGGTTACTGGAAAATCAATGGTTGGTAAGCTCTACACCATTGATTGTGGGGCGTATGGGAAATTCCTTGTAAGCAAGGAGCAATATGACAGTGTGCAGGTTGGGGATGATATCCCTAGCTATTTGAGGGGGCGAGGACAATGATTCCAAGATTCAGAGCGTGGGATAAAATCCATAAAACAATGTACGAAGTTGATGATATTATGTCTATCGATTTCGGGAAAAGCGAAATTTCTGTAAAGACACTCTTTTTCGAACGGACAAATTACTACAAATTCGATGATATCGTTTTAATGCAATCAACTGGACTAACCGACAAGAATGGCAAGGAAATCTTTGAGGGGGACATTATCGATTCGACAGACGGGTTTATGACTGGGGTAGTTGAATTTAGAGAAGATTTGGGGATGTTTGTTAGCAATTTGGTTGAGTACAACAATTTTGAACGCTTATGCAACGTAGCCAGCTCAAGAAAAATTATCGGGAATATATGGGAACACCCAGAACTGGCGGAGGTGAGCTCATGAGCGTGAAATACAAATATTCCGGGTTGACCAAGGGACTATATCAACGGCTGGTCAATGAACATACGGCACTGAGAGAGACGCACAAAAAAGGCTCTTATAAACAGTTCTTTCAAGATGTGAAACAGTGCAGCGAAGTACAAGCTCGCATCATATATCAAGCATTTAACAGTGCAGTCGTAGAACGTGCGAGGATATCGCCCAAAACTGTCGACAGACTAGAAGGCATTATTTCTGATGAATTATTCGACGACCTTCAAGATTATCTGTCTACTAATTACAAAAGAGGTAAAACCACGCGCCCTGTTTTGGAGAAAACCAACGCAGGACTGCCAGAGGAACTGTTCAAACGATTCCAAGAGGAAGTGGAAGAACTACGCAAGGAACACCCTAACGGAATAAACAACTACATTAGAGAGGTTAAAGGGTGCGACCAGAAAAATGCTAACAGAACCCAAAACGCCCTCAATCTGTGCTATGCAGAAAAAGCCGCCCTAACTCCGTTGAAGGCTATCCAAATGGAAGGGCTACTTTCAAGAGGGTTATTCAGCGAGATTATTGATTATGTTTTCAATAACTATGAATGGAGCGAGAGATTGGACAATGAAGTTGATCGCATCACGCTCGAATATCGTAATAAAGGCAAGATAGGTCGCAATAAGACATCGGTCAGAAAAGCTCTTTATACAGCCTATGCACTAGGCGTGTAGCTAGAACGGTTTACGAGGGTTCAACTCCCTCACTAGCTATTACCAGTCAATATATATTAGAAAAGAGGAATCCTTTATTTTTTTCATTCAAATCAGCGGAAGCGTGACTGGTCGTGGATGCACAATGCGAAACTGGATAAAATTTCCATAATTCTACTACTTTATTCTTGAAAAGGAGAAATATCTCCATAATGATTTTATCTATCGCAGGCTGGAATGGTTACTCAAGGGGTTCGATTCCTCTTGCCAGTCATTGTCTGTCAAATACACTAAAAATAAAAAATGAAGCTAAAAAATAAATATAGATTTTTAGTGGCTTGAACACTTTTTAACACCGGACAAGCTGACAGACCTTGTCCAAACAAACCCAGCAAATTTAAGACAAAAGGATGTGAAACACCCTCTTTCTTATTGATATCGCATTACAAAATAAAAGCCAAAGACCTTGCTGGTGTCGATGGCTAGAAAAGAGGTGATAAAAGGCCCAAGAGACAACCCCAAGAATAAATACGTATTCTATCTTTTCAATAAAATCTCTTAACGTTTCTTGGGCCAAAATAAAAAAGACCGACACAATGGCCGGCACTCTTTGAAAGTCAACACTACTATTATACCAAAGAGGATAGAACAATGATATTGCCAGAAATTGATGAAAAAGCAACAATCAAACGTTGCAAGCGCAAACTTCGAGAATATCCACGATGGCGAGAGATTGCACACGATAGCGCTGAACAAAAGATAACACAGGAATTCACCTTTATGCCCCGTGGTGGCAGTGGAGTGAGCAGACCAGTGGAAAATATTGCAGTCAGACGTGTCGATGCACTGAACGAGCTAGAAGCCATAGAGCAAGCAGTTAGCGGGCTATATCGCCCAGACTATCGCAGAATACTGATAGAGAAATATCTAGCTTATCCACCTAAACCAAATTGGCAAATCGCCCAAGCAATCGGTTTTGAAAGGACAGCCTTTCAAGAATTGCTAAATAATGCTATCCTAGCATTTGCAGAATTGTATAGAAATGGTCAATTAGTTGTGGAATGCTGAAATTTCGGTATTTTGACGGATAAAGCACGGTATCTTACAACTGTTTAAAGTGGTATTATTATATTATCGAAGAAAAACGGAGGCAACTCATTTTGTGGGTTGTCTTTTTCAGTATCGGAAAGGAGTTGATGGAAAATGGGATGACCGAGAAACAAATGAAGTTTGCCGATGAGTACATCATCAGCCTAAATGCTTCGCAAGCGTATAAGAAGGCTTATCCTAATATCAAGAACAATGATGTTGCAAAGGCTAATGGGAGTAGACTGCTTGCTAAAGCTAACATCAAGGCTTATATAGACGAGCAACTTGAAAAATTGAAGTCAGAACGTGTCGCGGATCAACAAGAGGTCATGGAATTTCTCACAGCGGTAATGCGTGGTGAGGTTAAAGAACCTTTGCTTGTTCTCGACGGCGAAGGCATGCAGCGTATTGCTCAAGCCAAACCAAACGTCGCTACCCGTCGAGCTGCGGCAGTTGATATCGGTAAGCGTTATAGAATGTGGACAGATAAGGTCGAAGCCGATGTAACGCAAGATATCAATATCAATGTCGGTGAATGGAATGACGATTAATCTTGATATCAACCCAAGTAGGGTGTTTAATCGGCATATCTATGAGCATTTGTTTGATTATGACACGTTCACTGAGGTTCATTACGGCGGAGCGTCAAGCGGTAAAAGTCATGGGGTTTTCCAGAAGATAGTTCTTAAAGCTCTTAAAAAGTGGGACAAACCCCGAAAAATATTGATATTGCGAAAAGTAGGTTCCACTGTTCGTGACTCGGTGTTTGCGGATGTGCAGGCAGCCTTGTCTTATTTCGGTGTGCTTAATCTATGCAAGGTTAACATGAGTGCATTCCGAATAGAGTTGCCAAACGGTGCCGAATTGATTTTCAAAGGGATGGATAACCCAGAGAAAATCAAGTCTATCAAAGGCATTTCAGACGTGGTTATGGAAGAAGCGTCAGAGTTTACGCTCGATGATTACACGCAGCTGACACTTCGCTTGAGGGATAAAGCTCATAAACAGAAACAAATCTATTTAATGTTTAACCCGGTGTCTAAAGCTAACTGGGTATATAATGCGTTCTTTGTGAAGAACCCTAAGAATACAGTGGTTTACCAAACAACGTATAAGGATAATCGGTTCCTGGACGACTTGACTAAGGAGAATATTGAGGAACTAGCAAACCGAAACGAAGCGTACTACAAAATCTATGCTCTAGGTGAATTTGCCACTCTTGATAAGCTAGTATTTCCAAAGTATGAAAAGAGATTACTCAATAAGGACGAGCTTAAACAGTTACCGTCCTTTTTTGGTCTGGACTTTGGGTTTACTAACGACCCAACGGCATTTATGCACGTCAAAATAGACCGAGAGAACAAGCGACTATATATCCTAGAGGAATACGTCAAGAAGGGGCTGCTTAACAACCAAATAGCAGAAGCCATAACTAGTCTTGGCTATTCAAAAGAGGTGATTATGGCTGACTCAGCGGAGCAGAAGTCTATTGCTGAACTTCAAACACTGGGCTTGCGTAGAGCTATTCCAGTAGATAAGGGTAAAGGTTCAGTCCTTCAAGGAATTCAGTTCTTGCAGCAATTCGACATCATCGTTGATGAGAGATGTGTTAAGACGATTGAGGAACTTGAGAACTATACATGGCAGAAAGATAAACACACAAACGAGTACATCAACAAGCCGTGTGATAGTTACAACCACTGTATCGACGCTATTAGATACGCACTGCAAAATCTTATCTTCGTCAAGGATAGACCGGACGTAGACGCTAAAATTAGACGGGTTAACAAACTGATAAGGAGATAGAATGACGAACACAACACATAGTGCTGACGACATCTTACATGAAGGACAGTATATCCCTAGATCGTATCAATTCGAGCGGGACATGGAGCCAACTAGCTTACAGAAACGTGAAGATTTTCTTCGTTTCGCAAAAGAAGCTAACACGCACTTCATGGCTCAGTCAGCAGACGACCTGGTGGACACGTTCCAAGGACGTGAGAAGTTAGAGAAGATGGTAGCTCAGTTCCAAGACGAACAGATTGAGCGTTTGAACATCCTAGAGAGCTATTCAAACGGGAACAACTACACGATTCTAAATGGTCGTAAGCGACTAGAACCAGAGAAGGCTGACTACCGCATTAGACACGATTTAGGCGGACAAGCTAGCCGTTTCTTCACTGGATATACAGTAGGGCAACCTATTTCAATCGGTGCTGCTGACACTAACAGCAACTTGACAGCTATTGACGATTTCAATGCTTACAACGATATTGAAGCTCTTAACCGTGAGCTGGTCTATGACGCTTCACGCTTTGGACGAGCATTCGAGCTGCATTATTATGACGAGTTTGGCAATCCCGCAGTGGTCTTGATTGACGCAAGGGAGATGTTCACTATTCGTAGCGCAGACGTCCGAAAGGACATCGTTGCGGCTGTGCATTGCCCGGTGTACAACGGTGAAATGTTTGTCACAGTATACACTGATAACAAGATTGTTAGCTATGATCCGAACTGGCAGGAAATCGAGCGAAAAGAAAACCCGTTTGGTATGGTGCCAGTGGTCGAGTGGCAGAACAACCGAGAGCGTTCGGGGGACTGGGAGAAAGGTATTCCAATCATCGACGCTTACGACGCAGCAGAATCTGACACAGCTAACTATATGTCAGACCTTAACGATGCCATGCTTGTTATCAAAGGTGACGTCGAAAGTACCGGCATGAATGCGTCTGACATCATGAAAATGAAACACGCTAACATGCTAGTGCTTGAGAGCGGTGTTGGACACAACGGACAGCAAACGTCATTAGATGCCGGTTATATCTACAAGCAATACGATGTCAGCGGTGTTGAGGCGTATAAGTCACGCTTGATTAAAGACTTCTTCCGCATTGTCGGGCTGCCTAATTTGCAAGACGATTCGACTTTCTCAGCTACGTCTGGGATTGCTATCCGCTACAAGTTAGTTGACTTGCAGCAAGTTACAGCCGTTAAGCGTGGGTTCTTTGTTAAGGCACTCAGACGACGCTATAAACTGCTTGAGTTGCTATCAAACAACCTCAAAGGTATCGAACCAGTGGACGCTGACATGCTGACATTCACGTTCCATGAGAACCTACCAACGGACGTGTGGGCTGAGATTCAATCTGCTATCAATTCAGGCATGGAAATCTCACAAGAAACGCTTATGGAATCAGCTAGCTTCACAGACGCCCGAAAAGAAAAGAGCCGTTTACTCAAAGAGGGTGGGGCTACTGACCTAGAAGTTAGTCAGATTGTAGGTACTGAGGATGATGACGAATAACGAACGCTACAATGCCGAGCGGAAAGCACAATCAGACCTAATCAAGCGTGACATAGAGCGGGACAAGGTTTTAAAAGAGCTTTATCAAGCGTCTTATAACCGCATGCAGAGCCAAATAAACGGTTTTTACATGCGCTACGCTGACAAAGAGGGGTTGAGTCGTGCCGAAGCTACGAAGCGAGCTAGTGAGTTCGATGTTACTGAGTACAAGGACCGAGCTAGGAAGGCAGTAGTCGAGAAAGATTTCTCACACGGCACCAATCAATGGCTAAGACTGTTTAACCTCAAAATGAAAGTCAGCCGTTTGGAACTACTCAAAGCAGAATTAAGGCTTGAAATAGCTAGCCTTATATCAGACGTTAACGAAGTCTTCGACGAAGCGCGTGAGAGTGAATATTTAGCCGAATTTAAGCGCCAAGCGGGTATTTTGGGCAATTCTGCCGTCAATGCAGTAAGCCGCATGAGAGCCATCTTAGACGCTGATTTCTACGGACAGAATTTTAGTCGCAGAGTTTGGGGCAGGAACGGACTTCATGCAAGTATGCAGAAGGATGTGTTTAGCTCGCTAGCACGTATCTTCACCGACATGGACGGTTTTAAGCAGGAACGGCAGCGATTAGCTAAGAAATATAACACAAGCCAAGCCAACGCCCAACGATTGCTCAAAACCGAAATAGCTCGCATTAATGCTGATACAGAATTGATGATGTTGAAGGAAAATGACTTCACGCATTTAATCTATGTCGCTGAAAGTGGGGCTTGCGATATCTGTAAGCCTTTGGATAGAAAAGCCATACCGATTAACAAGGCAGAGAAAGGGGTTAACATGTACCCAATGCACCCTAACTGTCGTTGTTCAGCGTATGGACATATCAAAATGGAATATAAAGCTGGTGGCAGCACTCTTGATGAAGAAGCTGTTAACGGTGTTTGGGGTGAATAACCCCTTGTCCAGACCGTGCTGACGACATTAAAAGCTGCATGAGTTCGAGGGGGTTGCTCGTAAAAGCGTAAAGAAAGGAGCCTATCATGGCAGAAAAAGAACTTGAAACAGTCGAAAATCCTCAAGAGGTTGAAGCTAGCCAACCAGAAAAAGAGGAAAAAATGGTGTCAGTTGCTGAGATGCAGCGTAGACTCAAGCAGATGGAAGAAAAACATACTCTTGAAATCGCTGATATGCAAACCGGTATTCAATCTCAAATCGAGGAAGCCGTTGCTAAAGCTAAAATGAGCGAAGAAGAACTTCAGGAGCTGCAACAGAAACAGCGTGATAAAGAATTCGAAGAAGCACAGAGCACAATTGCAGCACTTCAAGCTCAAATTGCTCAACGTCAAATGCAGGATATCGCTATTAAAGAGCTCGAAGCTCAAGGCGTTCCTGTCAATGAGTCAACGCTTGCGTTTGTTGTTAAAGGTGACGAAGAAGCTACCAAGTTAGCTGTTTCAAATATGGCTAACATCTTAAACTCGCAGAAACGAGAAGAAGCCAAAGCTCTACCACCTCGAACAAGCGGTGGAGAGGAAGGGCGTTCACATCGTGGAAAAGACAAGTTTGACAAAGCCAAAATCACTAATTTCTAACTTAAGAAAGGAGAGCGCATGGCTCAACAAAAATTTAATCCAGACACAGTCCTATTGTCTGATTCCCTCGGAAAAGAGGTCACATCAGAACAAATCACTGATCTATTCACTGACGAACTCGTTAAAACTTCAAAAGTCATCCAACTTGGCCAAAAAGTTGAAATGGACGGCAAAATGGTCCGTAAAGGTGTTGAAGTTGGTCAATTGACAGACGCTTATTTTGTGGGTGAAGGTCAAAAAATTGGTACTGCAAAAGTACAAACTAAATCTTACGTTCTTGAATCTCGTAAGTTGGCGGTTATCTTGCCAGTTACAGAAGAAGTCCTCAACTACACTTGGACTGACTTCTTCGAATCAATCAAGGATAAGATTGTTGACTTGTTTAACAAAAAAATCGACGGGGCAGCATTCCTCGGTTTGTATAACAACCCATTCGGTGCCAACGTTTTGGCGTCTGCTAAACGTGCTCAAAACATCGTATCTGGGGACATCAACCTCAATAACATCTACGATGTTGAGGATAAATCAGAAAAAGAACCTAACGCATTCGTAGGTCACCGCACTATCAACCGCACACTTCGTGGGATTGTCGACAATGTTAACGGTGGTCAACACATCTTCACTAAACCAGCTAACCCTAATGCAATCGGTGAACTTGACGGTCTTCCATATTCACAACTTCAATTGCAAGACGGGCAAACTTACCCAGCAGGTACGTTGATTACTGGTAACTTCAATGGCTTGGTGTACGGTATTCCAAACGGAACTAACTTGCGTCTTAAAATCGCAGACCAAGCTACTTTGTCTAAGGTTCAAAATGATGGCACACTTGATTCTGGTGACGTTCATTTGTTCGAACAAGACATGCAAGCACTCCGTGCTATCTTTGAAATTGCCGTAGCGATTCCAAACGACGAAGCATTTGCAGCAATCCAACCAGTAGGAGTCTAGTCAGGAGGTTTAAATGACCTATAAAGCTAAGATCACATTCCGTGACTTGCAAGATAACGAGTATATCTACCAAGTCGGGGAAGTTTATCCACGAGAAGGCTATGAGCCATCTAAAGAGCGCGTGGCAGAGGTTCTTGAAAAAGGCGGTATCGAACCAGTCGAGCCGTCAAAAGAGCTTACAGTCAAAGAGCTCAAAGCAAAACTTGATGAAGCTGGTGTCGAGTACGATGCCAAAGCAAAGAAAGCAGATTTAGAAGAACTTCTAAAGGCTGCGGAGGAGGTCTAAAATGAACGATATCCAGCTCGAAAAGATTAAGCGTCGGTTGGGTATCGACGTTGAAGACGATCTTGAGGATGAATTGATTGAAGACTTAGTCAACGACGCTGAGAGTTATTTCAAAGCATTAGTCGGAACAACCGAGATTGACAAGAAATATCATTTCATCATCGAAAATGTGGTTTACAAACTCTATGGTCGTAAGGGGTCAGAGGGTGTCAAAACCGAAAACGTAGACGGCTATTCAGTCACCTACGAGGATTGGGACGACATGTTCAAGCCTTACAGAAAGATTCTGGATAAAGATTTCGGTCTTGATGGTTCATTAGCTCGAAAAGGTAAGGTGAAATTCCTATGAAAACACCGCACCGCATCAAGCTAGTGAAACAAGGCGTTTCGACTTACAACCCGATTACTGATAAGCACGAAGAAAAGGCGCAGTCTAGCAAGATTGTGCCTTGTTTAGTCAACTTTATTGACCAACAACGTGCGTTTGAAGCCTACGGGAGTAGGTCCGACGTGGTCATGATATGCCGATTCAGTAAAGAGCAGAAGCCGTTTGACTACGCTCTGTACGAGGGTAAGAAGTATTATCCTATCGAACGCATTGACGCACCGATAAAAGGGGCAATTCGATTGAAACGAGGTGAGCTAAATGGCTAATTTCACAATCGAGTGGAGAGGGGACACAGTCCTCGCTGCCGCTTTGAACAAAGCAAGTCAAGGAGTTAGAACACAAGCTCAAAATGCTCTTAAAAACTCAGCCGAGAAAGGCAAGAGCATTTCAAAAGGGCTTGCGCCAGTTGATACCGGCTTCTTGAGAGCTAACATCACCACTAGGCACATGGGCGAGGAATCGCACATTCATTCAGCCGCCTCTTATAGCGGATTCCAAGAGTTTGGCACACGCTATCAGCCCGGCAAGCCGTTTATGCGTCCAATGATGCAACAAATCGAGCCTTACTTCACGGAGCAAATTCGGAAAGTTATGGAAGGAGCCTTTAAATGACACCTAGCCACGACTTATTCAGAAATCTATTCGCTATTGCTGACGAAACATTGGCAACTTATGACTACTTACCCGATTCATCCGCCAGCTATCCCTTCGCTTTCATCGGTGAGAATAGCTCAGCGCCTACGCTCAATAACGACAATTTTGGAACGATAAGACAAACCGTCCATATCTACGGGACTAGAGTTCAGCGTGCAGAGCTAGACGCTCACTGTCAGACGTTGGAACAAGCTAGCGAACGAATTAAAGGGTTTGAATACAACTTATTGAAGACTGGGACAGACAAGCAAGTCTTACCAGATAATACAGACGTCCAGCCATTGATTCACATTGTGCTGGATTTTTCATTTTCATATACCAAAAAGGAGGAATAAATGACAGAACTTGTTTTAGGGAAAGACCTCATGGTCTTCTTCCGCCGTGTTAAAGACCAAAAGACGCAAGACGCTGCTAAAGTACGTTTCCAAACAGAACACACTTTCAACGCTGAAAAAGAGGTCGAAGCCACCAAAACCAAAGACGGCGTAGTCAACTCTATTTCAGACGGTGAAGTGTCTGGAGAATTCGTATCACTTGCGTATCGTGAAGATGGCACTACTGTTGAAATGTGGCGTGAAATGCAGAAATGGTTCTTTGCAGGCGACAAAGTAGAGTGCTGGCAAGTTGACCTTGCTTCTAAACGCATGTCTGGGGGCAAAGAAGTCTATAACGTTGAATACTACCAAGGCTACCTTAAGAATTTTGAAACTTCAGCACCCGCTGACGACAAAGTTGAGCTTTCTTATGAAATGGCTATTGATGGCAACGGTATTATTTCAACCGACAGCTTGACAGAGGCTCAGAAAAAAGCAGTTGCAAGTGCTCAATACGACTACCACACTCTTGCTAAAGAAGACGGCCTAGTTTCATCTATCTAGTCTAACTGCAGGGGCTTTGTGCCCTTGCTTTTTTTTGTATAAAGGAGAAATAAAACATGATTCTATCTATCAACGGACGAGACTTTAATTTGATTTTTGGACTTGCGTTCTTGCGTGAAATCAACAAGTTGCACTCAGCAGAGCTTGAAGGCATGAAGACTGGCTACGGAGCTATGACATTGATTTCAGCGGGTGTCGCTATCAACGACCCTCTTGCATTTGTAGATATCATCAAAGCTGGTACGATTACAGCGCCACAAAAGCCAAGTGATGCTGACATTGAAGCCTATCTTGCTGATTTGATTGACAAAGGTAAATACAAGGAGACAATCGACTCTATTATCGACGAGTTAAAAGCGTCATCCCTACTCAAACTCGCAATGAACGTTCAAGAGTAGGGCAAAGTCAACCAGATTATGATTTCAGCTATGATGACGCAATGGCTCTATTGATTGCAAGGCACGGCATGAGCTACGTTGAAGCTGCCAGGACAACTCTTGTTGAATTTGAGGTATACAATACCGCCTACGCAATTAAACAAGAGGATATCCGCTTCAATGCAGCAATCCAAGCATGGTATAACCAGACCGTGCAAGCTACCAAAGGCAAGGGCAAGAGTGTTCGCTCAGCTTACAGAACCTTTAATGAGTTTTATGACCATGAAAAAGAGTTCAGTAAGATATTTAAACCAGAGGACACTGCGCCTAGAAGTCGAGCGCTCTCGTTAGCTGATAAGAATAGGATCATCAATCAAATAAAGAAAGGGGGTAGTTAATGGGAGCATCTTTTGACGTTACGGCCATATTACGTGCCAACTCAAGCGACTTCACCAATGGTGTCAATGCTGCCAAGTCTGCCCTTGCTGATTTGAGAAATCAGTCTGGGGGCATGCTCGCTCAAGTTGGTAGCAGTTTGAAGTCAGTCGGTAGTGCCATGCAGTCAGTCGGAGCTGGGATGACTACAGCTTTCACACTGCCCATGGTCGGAGGTCTGACGGCCGTAATCAAAGGTTATGCAGACCTTGAGCAATCGTTAGGCGGTGTTTCTACACTGTTCAAACAGAATGGCTCAAGTGTCAATACACTTGCCAGAGATTACGGCATGACCAGGGAGCAAGCCCAAGCGCTTTATAACACAATGGACCGTGAGGGGACCAATGTTATCGAGAACGCCAACCGAGCCTATAGGACGGCTGGTGTGTCTGCTAACAGATACATGGAGCAGGTCACATCGTTCTCAGCTACTTTGCTACAAGGTCTAGGCGGGGACACTGCCAAGGCTGCGAAATACGGGGATAAAGCCCTTGTCCAAATGTCGGATAAAATGTTAGTCCGACTAAAACGCATTGAACCCAATCAGGGGTGTGAGCGGTATTGTATCGCTTGCTAACGGGGAAACTCTAAGGGTACAAGCCTATGACAATCCCGTGCTAAGCTACGAAAGTAGAAAGTGTAACGACTATTCCGAGAGGAAGTAGGTTTGCTATTGATACGCAAACCGAAGCGGTGCGGTTGTGCAAAATGCCAAATTTGTGATATAATAGTACCATACGAAAAGGCGGTATTATTATGTTTGAAGACATCGAAGGTTACGAAGATTATTATGAGATTTCAGATAAAGGAATTGTAAGAAGCAAAGACAGAACACAAACAGACCCACGAGGTAGAACTAGATCTTGGAAAGGTAAAACCTTAAACCCAGATATCGCACCAAACGGATATTATAGGGTAACGCTTTCGGTTCATAGGAAGCGTAAACAGTTTTACATTCACAGACTTATTGCTACCCATTTCATCGACAACCCAAACAACTTGCCCCAAGTCAATCATATTGATGGCAATAAATTGAATAACTCTATCGATAATTTAGAGTGGGTGACAGTTCAAGAAAATACAATTCACGCTTATAAACACGGATTGATTAACCATATTTCAGGGAGTAAGCATCCCAACTATGGAAAATTCGGTTCAAAGAGCAAAAAAGCGAAAAAGGTGAAATCAACTAATATCACGACCGGAGAACAGAAAATTTACGGCGCCCTAATTGAAACAGCGAAGGATGGTTTTACTAAATCAGAAGTTTCAAGAGCGTGCAATCATGGTGGTATTCATAAAGGGCACAAATTTGAATTTGTATAACATGATATAGTCTACTCCCTAAGACCTAACATTAATTGTAGGTCTTTTTAAATACCACGAAAGTGGGGGTACTAAGGAACGCAAACAAGTTCGGTACTAACATGACGGACATTCAAAACGCTTATCAAGGTTTTGCCAAAGACAACTATTCAATGCTGGATAACTTGAAACTTGGTTATGGCGGTACCATGTCCGAAATGGCTCGTTTGGTCAATGAATCTGGTGTCTTAAACGGTGAATTCGAAGCTACAGCTGACAATATCCGTGATATCCCATTCCATACCTTGATTGATGCCATTGGTATTACTCAAGATAGACTTGGAGTAACCGGAACGACCGCAAAAGAAGCGAGTACAACCGTGTCCGGTTCGTTCAATTCCATGAAGGCTGCCGCTGAAAACTTAGTGGCCGGTCTTGGGAACAACGAAGCTAATATCAAGCAACTCATGGAAAACATGAAGCAGACTATCATCACATTTAAAGACAATGTGGTGCGTGTTCTAGGGACTATCTGGGACAATCTGCCAGTAGACGGCTGGGTTAAATGGGCAGCGCTGATCATTGGAGCGGCGGGGCCTATTATTGCAATATTAGGAACCTTAATCATTTGGATCGGGAACGTTGTTTCAGCATTGAGCACAATCGGTGGAGCTATCAGCTCAGTAGTAGGGTTCTTTTCAAGCGGTTCTACCGCAGCTAGCGGTCTAGGTGCCGCTTTTAGCGGGCTATCAGCCGGGGCTCTTGCTGCTTTTGCCGGCATTGTTGCTGCAGTGGCTCTAGTTGGGGCTGCGCTCGTTGACTTATGGAACAATAACGAGAATTTCCGTGCACAAGTTACGGCAATCTGGGAAACCATCAAGAGTGCAATCACTAGCGCTGTTCAAGCCATTGTGTCGTTCGTTATGTCAATTTGGGGGCAGTTGACTTCATTCTGGAACGAAAACCACGCCTTGATTATGCAAACGGCGACAACTTACTGGAACATGTTTAAGGGTGTGATTGAAAATGTAATGAACGCTATCTTACCAGTGATTCAAACTGGCTTGAATTTGCTTATTACATTGTTTTCTACATCTTGGCAACTTATTACCACTGTCATTTCCACGGCTCTTGAAATCGTGTTAAACATCATTAAGATGGCTATGCAAATCTTACAAGGTGACTGGTCTGGAGCGTGGGAAACACTCAAGACTATCTTGTCTACTGTGTGGGAAGGTATCAAGTCTCTTGTTTCAATCGGTATCAATGCTATTGGTCCGATTATCCAAGCGGGTATTCAATTCATTCTCGCTATCTGGAACGCAGCATGGGCATTGTTAGCTATTCCATTCCAAACGCTTTGGGCATTACTTCAACAAATCGCTGGCGGAGCTATGACTGCCATTAGCGGTGTGATTAGTGCCGGTATCGCCGTGATTCAATCCATTTGGTCAGCGGCGTGGACAGTTATCCAGACAGTTTTCTCGACAGTTTGGAATACAATCATGTCTATTCTGTCACCTATCATGGCCGGCATATCAAGCATTATTTCAAGCACTTTGTCAGCTATTCAAGCGATTTGGAACGCTATCTGGACGGGGATTCAAGCTGTTTTGGCTGGTGTATTAGCTGCTATTGTCGGTTTGGTTACTGGTAACTTCTCACAAGTTCAAGCGGCTATTTCGTCAATTATGTCAGCTATTCAAGCCACTATCAGTGCGATTTGGAACGCCATTTTGTCACTTATTAGTAGCGTACTAAGTGCGATTGCTAGCACTGTATCAAGTACATGGGCATCTATCCAGTCAATCGTTTCAAGCGCTATGAGCTCGGTTCAGAGCATTATCAGCTCAGCATGGAGCGCTGTTAGGTCAGCAGTATCAAGCGCCATGAGCTCAATTCAATCAGCTATTACTAGCGGATTTAGTGCCGTGGTATCAGCGGTAACAAGTGCCGGTCAGCGTATCATTTCAGCGGTCCGCTCAGCGTTCAGCGGTGCACTTAGTGCAGCCCGTGGATTCGTTGGGCAAGCTGCAAGCGTTGGTTCTCAATTGATTAGCGGTTTCGTTAGCGGGGTTACATCTGCAGCCGGCAAACTGATTTCAGCGGTTAAAGGTGCGGTAAGTAATGCCATTAACGGAGCTAAAGCTTTGCTTGGTATCAAATCGCCATCCCGTGTATTCCGTCAATTCGGTATCTACACGGATAAAGGTTTCATCATTGGTATTGATAGCAAAGCGGACCAAGTAGCCCGTTCAATGCGCTATATGGCCCAAGGAGCTATCGACGCATTCACCGGGCAAGACATCAACGGAGCTATCACTGATGAACTTGGTAGCATGGATGGCCAGTTAGGTCGTTTAGCAGGGTATGATCCATCCGTTTCATTCAACGGTGGTAAGATGTCAGTTACTCAACAAGCAGCGGATATCGTGCTCAAGATGGGTGATACAACTTACAGAGCATTTACTGAGGACATCACTAACGCTCAGTCAATGGAATTAATGCTTGATAACTATTAAGAGAGAAAAGAGGTTTTAGCTAATGTATGATTATGCTTCATTGAAGCGCACGGAATCAACGGTGCTGCAAAGAGCGCCAGTTGATAACATGCGTATCAACGGGACGCCTATAGAAGATATCATCCAAGGGTATCGACAGCTCACAGTTAAGGGACGTTCATTGCTCAATCGTGAAATTTCAACTACTCGTGTTCCTGGGCGCCGTGGTGTCTGGGTGGACAGCGTTAATGACTCAGAGCGTGAGATTGAAGTTAAGTATCAGTTAACTACGGTCACCAGCCAAGTCATGAGGACCTCTTTCCGAGAGCTTAACCGCATTTTGAGAGAGGTAGGGCCTAGCGGCTATCTTGAAGTCACATTTGACGATGAGCCGGATTTCACTTACTACGCAATATTCAAGGAAGCGGACGAAGTCGAGGAAGATAGGCTTTCAGTCATTAGCAGTTTCGTTTTGCTAGTGCCAGACGGCTATAAAAAACGGGTTCCAGAGCGTTCTAATGACGTTGTTTACCTTACATACGCTAAGAAGGTGATACCTGAAAAGATTGTAGCCATGACATCGACAGCGGCAACAGAAATCGAAATCATCAACGGTCAAACCAAGCTATCGTTTAAGGGTAGCTATGCAGCTAACAAGGAAATTGTCATTAAATTTGGCGACGAAGAAGTGACTGCTACTTATGATGGTCGTAATATCCTAAGTGAATTACAACGTTTTAGCCCACTAGAGCAGTTTTATGTGAAAGACGGTGACAGATTGAGCGGGAAAAACGTGGCGATTCGTGAAGTTCAGTGGAGGGATGAAAGTCTATGATCTATTTATTCGATAAGGACGAAAAACTTATCAAGATTATTCGCAAGCCTGCCATTAAGACGGCATTGCAGAAATTCAGTCTTACCACTGAAAATTACGTTTCAGACCGCTTGACTGTCGAAATGAAAGCCTTGAAGGACGACGAACTGGCAAAACTGGAATACATGGCTATTCAGTCAATCGACGACGCCCATAAATTCCATTACTTCTACATTGCCCAAGGGAATACCAAAGGGGATATCACAACGCTTATCGGTGTTCAATCTGGTATCGAGGAATTACGCAAGACGGTAGTTTACGACAAACGCCCAACAGACCAACGTGCTAGAACGGTTATTGAATGGCTTTTAACTGGGACGAACTGGTCCCCTCGATTTATTGCAGAAACAAACCCAAAGAGCACTAATTTCTATTACATTTCCACATTTGACGCTTTGAAAAAGGTGTGTAAGGTGTGGGGCTTAGAAATGCAGTTCTTCGTTGAAATGAACGGCAGTCAGATTGGCGCTAGATACATTGATTTCAAGCGGAAAATAGGTGAAGCAGTCGGTAAGCGTGTAGTTTACGGGCATAACGCCCTTGAAATTCTGCAAGAGGTTGAGAAGACAAACCTATACACCGCCTTGGTTGGCCGTGGTAAAGGGGAACAAGTCAGCTCAGCGGAAGATACTGGAAAAGATGCTGACGGGTACGGACGCAAAATTAACTTTGAGGAAATTGTCTGGTCGAAAGCCAAAGGGGACCCACTAGATAAGCCCCTTGGTCAGAAATACCTTGAAATCCCAGAAATGACCGCTAAATACGGCATTAAACAACCAGACGGCAAGATGCGCCCAAAGATTGGCTTTGTCGAATTTAGCGAGGAAGAAGACAAGAACGAACTTATCAAGCAGACTTACGATGCTTTGATTGAGTCTTCAAGACCTAAACTGACACTTAAAACGTCAACGGTTTATCTCAAGGGCGTCCAAATTGGTGACACTATCCGAGTGGTCCGACATGACAGACACCTTGATTATGATACACGTATCTTTGAAATTACATTCAACCGCTTAAACAACGAATCTAGCGACATCAAGCTAGGGGACCGAGTTAGCGAGAGCAATGACTCAAAGGTACAGAATACCGTCAACAAGGCTCTTGATGAGTTTAAAGCTGGTGAGTTTACTGAGTTTGTCAAGAAGCTGCCAGAGTTTATCCCGTCAGCTAATGGTTTTAACCATAACTGGTACACAAGCACTGATCCAACAGAATCACATCCGGGACAAGTTTTAATCAATGATTCTTGGTACAAACCGGACCCAGAACACGAAGGACACACTATCATGTATCGCTGGACTGGTGAAATGTGGCAAGAGGTATTGAGAACGTGGGATGGTACAGGACTTCAAGACAAAATCAAGAAAGAGTTTGAAAAAGTCGCAGCCAACATGGCTAAACAGCAATCGGAACACGACAGAGTGGTTGCTGAAATCACAGCCAAGGCTACTAATGCGGAAACATTAGCTAGTTCAGCTAAATCAACCGCAGAGGACACTTTTAACCGTCTAAACGACGTCAAGAGTGAAGCCATTGCAGAAGCTCGCTATTTAGACACCGTCGAGCGTACAGAGACAGAAAAGAAGATTGCTGCATCTAAAAAAGATGCACTTTCAGAAGCTGTCAAACTAGTCGATAATGCTAAAAGTACGCTAAACACGGACTTATCAGAAACTGAAAAGAGAGTTGAAGCTCTAAAGGGTTCTATTGGTACATTGTCAAATGACACGTCAGTACAGTTTGCCAAGATCAATAACGCCTTGATTTCAGTAGCTAGCAAGCAAGACGTTGACAAAGTCAGCCAGCGCGTGTCTAATACTGAGACGGTTTTGACACAGCAAGCAGGGCAGATTTCAGCTAAGGCTAGCAAAGAGGATATCAATGCTGTTTCTGGGCGCTTAAACAAGGCTGAGAGCTCGTTGGCAGTGCAGGCTGGGCAAATCAGCCAGAAAGCCAACAAGCAGGACGTAGACACGCTGACAGGGCGTGTGAATCGTGCTGAAACATCAATCACTCAGCAAGCGGACATGATTGCGTCTAAAGCTAACAAACAAGAGCTTGACAACGTCAATAATCGAGTATTGAACGCTGAAAGCCGCATTACTCAACAAGCTAACGAGATTAGCCAACGAGTGAAGACAAGTGATTTTAACAATGCTACCCAGAGACTTGCGACGGCTGAGAGCTCAATTACTCAGCTAGGAAATAAAATCACTACTGAGATTAGCCGTGTGGACAGCAAGATCCCGACAGACTTTGGCAGTCGTAACTTGATTTTGAAATCAGCAGATTTCGAGAATCTACACCGACAGCCTGGAGGAAGTGGAAATACTACTACTACTACTACTGACGGGCAATCATTCCTAATCAAGTCTCACAGCTATTCAAATGATGTTTATGGTGGTATCTCATGGGACATGGCTATCCCAGAAATCAAAGCTGGTGAAACATTCTCGCTCTTGGTTCCGGTTTACATTGATAGCGGGGTAGACATTGATCGTGGCGCTATGATTATCATTAAGAATCATAAAAACAATGACAATCTGGTTGCGTTCAATGTGCCCACAGACTTAAAAAATGAATGGTTTGACGTTAAGCTGATTTTTACTGCCGGCAAGGACATCACACTCGGTGAATGGCCATTCTATATTACAGTTATTAGAAACGGCTATTTAAAAATCAAACCGCCTATGTTGGTCAGAGGGGCGCTTATCCCTTTGCAGCACACAGTAGCGCCAGAAGACACCGAAGCCGAAATAAGCACGGTTAAAACAACGATTACACAGACCGAGCAGGGTGTCAGTCAGCTATCTCAGAAACAATCTGAAACAGATAGCCGCATGACTAACGCTGAAACCGAGGTCAATCAATTGGTCGGTGAAGTTTCATCGAAGGTATCGAAAACTGATTTTGACAAACTGTCTAAGAGCGTAGCGGCTAATAGTACCGCAATCACTCAGACTGATAATAAAATCAGTTTGAAAGCGGATAGAACAGAAGTTCAAGCTGCCAAAGCTACGGCTGATAGTGCGGCTTCCAAAGGTCAAGAGTTAGAGCGTAAAATCAACCAGACTAATGCAGAATTGCGTGTTACAGCAGATTCCATCGCCCAAAAAGTTTCGAGAGTCGATTTTGACAATCTTGGAAATAAAGTCACTAACGCCGAAACTCAGATCGGCACGTTAGCTGGAAAGATTGAAACTAAACTTTCTAGGGTTGACCTAGACAGCGCTATTGATAGCAAAGGCTTTTTGAAAGAGTCTGACGTCAACAGATTGGTCGATAACAAAGGTTTTGCGACGGCTACGGCTGTAACTAACCTTATCCAACAGTCTGAGCAAGGGACAACGCAGCTTATTAGCGAGGTCAAAAAGCAGATTCCGTCAATTGACACGCTTTCTGTTGGTGGTGAGAACTTGATCCGTAACTCAGCATTTCCGGACAACCTGGACGGCTGGGGCTATTGGGTAGCTACGCAACCTAACTCGAATCTATCTATATCAAGTCATTCACTCTATTACAACGGTTCTAAGCCGTTGTTTTTGCTTTCAACAACAACAACAACAACGCCTAGCGCTACGCTGAGATTTCCAGTGAAGCGAAATACTAACTATTCTCTTAATATTTCAATTTTGGCAGGCGGCAACCTAAAGGGGATGGATATCTATTTCCTTGGGCGCAAGTCAAACGAAACCAAAGATTTTAGCAAGGTTGTCAATATCAAACACTTTGACGGTTCGCCATCAACAAGCGGTGTTAAGAAATTTCACTTCACTTTTAACTCCGGAGACTGTGATGAAGGTTTCATCCGTGTCGATAATACGGGTACGACAAACGGCAGTAAGTCGTTGCTATTCTTCACCGAGCTTGATTGCTACGAGGGAACTATGGACCGTGCTTGGCAACCGTCTCCAAAAGACGCAAGTCAAGAGGTAACAGTCAAGTTCAACGAAATCAAGTCAACCGTTGACAGTTTCAGCCGTACCATTGGCGAACATGGGCAGTCTATTTCTCAGATTATCCAAGATGCCAAGGGTACAGTTTGGAAGGTGGAGAACCTAGAGGATAAGTGGGCGTTTAATCTCGGTGTCACTAACAAGCAACTAGACAAGCTAGACACCGGGTTAGAAGCTACTAAATCCGAAATGTCCCAGATTGCTGGTTCATGGGCTGTCAAGAACCTAACAAGGTCGGGGGATGTACTCAACCAAATCAATCTTAACAAAGACGGCTCGGTTAAAATCGACGGTAAATTGGTTCAAATCACTGGTTCTACTTACATCGAAGATGGTGTCATTAGCTCGGCTAAAATTGGAGAATTATCAGCAAGTAAAATCACTAGCGGGCGCTTAAACGCTTCACTGGTTGATGTTGTCAATCTAAACGCTTCAAGCGTTACTAGTGGCACGTTTACTGGTCTTAATTATCGAGGAGGCAGAATAGAAGCCCTTAACGGAGCGATGAGGGTAGATCTAAACGGCTCAGAGATGCACTTCTACGACAATGCAAAGATTGAATTTCATAATGAGACAAACGCTATTTTTCGAAAAAAAGGACCACATACAGCATTCATTCACTTCAACGACGTTCCGGCAAGTGAGGACAAAGGTGTCGGGTCCTTATTTGCTTCGATAGGGGTAACGTCTTCTGGAGATGGAATTAATTCAGCATCATCCGGGCGTTTTGCTGGGCTTCGGGTATATCGTGCTGCAAGAGGCTTGGAGCACGATGCAGTGCTAGATCAATCGGAACTCTACGGTGACAACATCTATTTAAAGGACTCGTTTGACGTAAATCGTGGATACTCTTTCCACTCTTCCGATTTGCCAATAGGACGTTGGATTAACATCAACAACCTAGCGTTTGCCGCTGCGGCGCTCGCTAGAGTCTGGCAACACTTCTTAAATGCAGGGAACGACGTTAAACATCCTAACTTCATCAATGCACTTAAAGCAGAGAAAGCACATTTTAGCAAAATTTCCCACTGGTAAAAGGAGAACTAATGAACGAACAAATTTACACTTCAATGATTCAAGATATCGCAAGTCAGAACGCTAATTTGACGATTGAGAAAGCTGAGTTTAAGGCTCGCTTGCAGGCAACAGTTAGCGAACTTGAGCAAGTTAAATCGCAACTAGAGCATTATCGAGATGTACTAGCGTCTGATTCAGACCTTAACGACCTCTTTAATGAGGTAGCACAGAAAGGAGCTGGCAATGAACAAATCTAATTTCAGTGTCACATCAAGCTATTTGACCAACCCGACAACTACGAGGATTGCTATCCAGTCCAAAGATGGCTCGACGTGGTTGACCCGTGATGTTCCGGGCGACCACACAAGCAAGACGGATGAAGCTAAAATCCAGCTTATCTTGGATATCTTAGCGACTGAGTTGGACCCCGCAGGGGCATTGGCACGCTATCAAGCCAAGTCAGAAAATTGCCAACGTGTCCATCCTCAATGCGGTAATGAGTCAGAATATCCAGTACGGCACAATCTACAAGCAATACTTGGAATTGTTGCCAGTCGCTAAAAAAAGCGATGTATTCAACGCTGGGGATATCTTTGCTATCGAAGCCCCAGACCACGAAGAAGTGGATGGAGAAGGCAAACTGGTACTTATCCAAGTTAACGGGTCTTTCACTTACGAAAATCAACCATTCTCAGATTTCGCAAAAGGTGGCAAGTTAGAAAATAATGGGGTTGCTACTGCATGGCTATTCAAACCGAAGGAGAATTGATGGCACAGAAACCAGACGGTATTTTTGGGGTTTTCGATGTGGTCAGAGACTTCTATGCACACGGTATCGATGAGCATTTATGGGTGTTCCTGCTCATGATTATCATTTTCAGCGATATCGTTATTGGTGTGTCCAGGGCTTGGGCCGCTCATGAGTTTTCAAGCTCTAAATTTCGTAAAGGGCTAGTCAGTCATACAGCCATGATTACGTTTGTAGCCATCTTCTATCCGTTCGCAGTATTCATGAATTTAGGTGGTGTCCTAGATACATTTATCTTTGCCATGATTGCGGCTTACGGATCTAGTATTTTGGCTAGTCTATCAGCACTAGGGGTGGAAATCCCTTATATCGACAAATACATTAAGAAAAATATCGACAAAGAGAAGTTTTTTCTTAACTCAGAAGAAAAGGAGAAGAATGACAATGATTAATTTTAAACTACGTTTGCAAAACAAAGCTACTCTAGTAGCTCTTATCTCAGCAGTATTCTTGATGTTGCAACAATTCGGGCTTAATATCCCACACAATATCCAAGAGGGTGTAAATACTTTCGTTGTAATTTTGGTTATCCTCGGAATCGTTACTGACCCAACTACCAAGGGCGTTGCAGACAGTGAACGAGCTTTAAACTATAACGAACCTCGCGAGGACTAGCCTATGGCTAAGCTCATGACCTCTATCAACCAAATTCAAGGCGGTGATGTCCTAAAATCTGGGGACACCACTTCCGTATTTGGTTTTGAAATTTTGGGTTACGATGGAAAACGCATGGAACTGTCCGGCACTGGTAAGCTCACGCTGTCAAACGACGAAACGGTGGCACTCTACCAAGATGTAACCGTTGAGAACGGACATTTTACATTCGTCATGGGGGATGTCGTAGAGCCCGGAACATACTACCTCGAAATTAAACTGAACGGACATATTTTCCCGTCTAATAATTTCAAGGTCAAAGTGAAGAACTCACTGAATGCAGATAGCGTCGTGCCATCGGACAAGAGCCCTAAATTAAAGTTACTAGCGGATGAATTGCGAGAGTCTGGGTTAATTACTGGTGGCAGTGATACTACGGAAGACCTCGTTAATATCTACAATCTAGCTAAAATTTGAAAGGAAACAATAAATGAGTAAATTACACGATTTTGCCCAAGCCGTGGGTGCGGATATCAAGGAAATTAAAACGGCATTAGCTGGCAAGGCTGAGAAAGGCGAAGTGACCGCTAACGGTATCACTCAAGACCAACTTAACACCGCAATCACGCAAGCTAAGGCTGATATCATCGGTAATGCACCGGAAGAACTTGATACGCTCAAAGAAATTGCTGATAAAATCAGTGCAGCGGGTGGCAATACTGATAGCGGCATTATCTCGAAAATGACCGAATTGGGTGGCCGTCTCGATACCATCGAGCAAGAAGACCTTGTGAGCGTATACAACACAGCGAAAGCGTGAGCCTATGAGTAAGTTCACAGAATTTGCTCAAGCGGTCGGGAACGATATCAAGGAAATTAAAGATAAACAATCTTCATCCTTGTCTATCAGCCAAGCGTATGGGTTATTTCCGACTTATAATAACTTTTTCCAACAGGTTGTAGAGCAAAACAAATGGGCGGAAGACCCACTTGTAACAAAATCTCAATTACCTACAAGCGAAATTGAGACTTTAAAACAGAAAGTCGAAGAATTGGAAAGAACGCTTTCGGAGATTAAACAAGCTATTCAAAAATAATTTAAGGAGGCCTACTATATGGCAACAGATAATGACATCATTCTATTCGCAGAAAATCTAGCTAACGCCGGCGTCGGTACTGATGCAGATGGATCGTGGGGGACACAATGCGTTGACCTGCCTAACTCTATCTCAATTAACTTCTTTGGCCGTGCTCTTTGGGGTAACGCCATTGACTTGCTAAACTCAGCGGCAGCAGCAGGCTACGAGGTCGAGTACAACCAAGAAGGCAACCTCGACAGCCGTCCACGTCGTGGGGCTGTATTCGTCATGGATACCACTTACATCGCAGGGCATTCATACGGCCACACTGGCTTGGTTATCGAAGATTCAGACGGCTACACCATGCGAACCATCGAGCAAAATATTGACGGCAACGCTGATAGCTTATATGTCGGTGGTCCCGCTCGTTACAACACACGTAATTTTGATGGCATTGTAGGCTGGTTCTATTTCCCAACGGACAACCAATCACAATCCCCTGCACCAACCCCAGCCCCGTTTGATGGTATAATTACTATCAACGAGGAAACCGGGACATTCACGGTTGAAGTATCAGCTCTTAACGTTCGAGCTGGTGCCGGTCTAGGCGCTGAAATCGTGGCAGTCTATGGAGCCGGTGAAACTATCAACTATGATGGCTGGTGTGATGTTGACGGCTATATCTGGATCAGTTACATTGGCGGGTCTGGTAATCGTCGCTATGTTGCAGTCGGACAATCAGAAAATGGTCGTCGTGTAACGTCATTCGGTTCATTCGCCTAAAATGTAAATAACAGACCACGAATCAAAATAAAATAAAAAGGAGTATATCACCTCCCGACAGACCACAGTTCGGAAATCATGGTGGTAGTGGTCGAAGCCCTAGCATTTGCTGGGGCTTTTTTTATTTGGTATAATATATCTATCCATCATAGGCAAAGAGCTACGAGGTTATCTCATAGCTCTTTTTTATGTTTGTGATTTCCGTAGATAAGTGATACTATAGTCACGGAATACTTGGTATCATTTCGATAATTTCTCGAACTGCTCGACTTTATGTCGGGTTTTTTTGTGTCTTCTTTGTATATCGTTAGACATCAAATCTAAATAGAGGGACACTATATATGTACTTTAGGGGATTACGTGCAGAATGTTTTTGTTTTTTTCTATTGTCGCTTGGTAGCTCATGCTGCCAAGTCTTTTTATGAAAAAGGGGGCAAATAAGGGGCAATAAGTGTAAACTTTAGTAACTTTATGTGAGTTTTACCGTCTATATCTTACACGCATATATCCTTATTTAATAGGTTTTCTTCCTATTATATACGCATTTTAAATCGCACTAACAGAATACCGTGGTTTGAAATCATTCTACAACTTGAAAAAATAATTCTATAGTCA